AAGCCGTAGTTATTGTCTGGTGTTCTAAATACATAGATAGGTATGCCGCCCACGTCAGATGTGCTTTCTTGGTCAATATATTTATCTACATACTCTTTATATTCTAATATGCGCAATGACACTCCTGCTGTTGCAAGCGCATCACTTTTTTCAATACGAAATGTTTCATAGTCTACATGATACAAAGAAGAGTCCACTGTGTATCGTGTCTGGTCAGCAACAAGTGTTTGGGTTTGTAGTGAGTGGCTAAACGCCCACCCAAACTCGCGCTGATAAATATAGTTGATAGCGTCATTGACAGCATTCTTACACTGTGTCTGAAATCCACGTGAAGTCGTAAAGTTAGACGAGGTTAGTGCCACTTCGTTAAACCTTGCCAAGACTTCGTTTGTGATGTCCAGATAATTATACGCC